TTCTCTGTTTGATTCTTGTGCCGCAACAGGAGCACCATTTACAACTAATGGGTTTAATTGAAAATCAAGTGTCCCCTGTCTAGATCTAATTTTGAATTCTAGATTTTCATTTCCCGTGATTGGTAATGAATTAACAATAGATCCAGTCCTACCTTGTTTATCTTGGGAACTACTCGTAGGAATTGGCGAACTGCCAGTATCAACTAACACCATATTTGCGGTGACTACTGGAGAAAATACGCTTTCATAATATTTAAATGAGATTGTTTTGCCAGCAAGATCTACTCTCTTACCATTTCTATCAATGTATAGATGTTCGTATAAGGAAGATACTGATGCTGACATTTATTTTAAGATAAAAGTAATGGATTTATTTCTGGTATCATATTATTTGATGATTCACTACTATTATTTACTCTAATTAATTGTGGAAATGGTACTGGTTTTTCAATCACTTGGGTAACAAAGAAATCAAAACTACCCATTGCCATTAAAGAATCCTCTGGATTTGTTCCGATTTTTGTACTCGTTTGTAATGGTTTTACTTGTTTTTGTTTATCTTTTATTTTTTTAAGGGCACTTGGTGTGGGTCCACTACTTAAGTGCCCTAACAAATACTTATTTCCACTTTCATCAATAATAATTAGACTATTTCCATATCCCGCATTATATCCTTCATCATATTCCACAAATTTTAGGTTTGATCCAATACTAATTGGAGATCCAGTATTTGCCGAATAATCAAATCCCTTATGACCTCTTCCAGCCCCAAGACCATCTCCCTGTGATAATTTACTTAAAGGAACTCCACCAATAAAAACATTATCAAGAACATTTTTTGGAATTGCTCCGCCAGCACCACCATATCCATCTCCTGTTTCAATGTGTAAATGTGGTCCCGTAGAATAACCCGTGCTTCCAATCGCTCCGAGTATATCGGTAGGATCAACTTTAACACCACTTGGGGCATTTACTCCACCAGATGTTGGTGAAGGTGGAGTTCTTCTAGCACTAGATGGTATTTTTGAAGTTGGAGGTTTCTTATCTTTGTCTTCTCTATCTTTTAAATTAATTAAAAATTGATTAAAACTTTCATTAACGTCAGTGAAGTTTTCATTGACACCTCCTTTACCATCAAGAAGAATTGAATGTTCTTTAAGTTGTTCGGTAACAGTCGCAAATGTGCCAAAAGCATTAGTGCTTTCAATTGCTTTTCTTCCCATTGGGCTTGGAGTGGCTCCCCTGAATGTCCCAGTAGTTGTACTTTTTGTGGTTTGTTTTTTTGCTGGTTTTGATCCACTTGGTTTTCTTACCGTTCCACCTCTAGATTTTTTTTGAGTATCCTGTGACTCATCTGGATTTTTTGTCGGAGAATTATCTTCTGGTTTAGAATTGGTAGATTTAGAGTTAAGGTCTTTATCAAGTTTAGTATACTCACGATTCATTGGATCAATAATTTTGTCAAGTTCAAGAATAAATTTTTCTAATTTATCTTTTTCCTCTATAAGTTTTCTTTTTGTTATTTCGGGAAAACTCTGAATAATACTTATAAATCCATTGACACCATTTACTGTCGCCTCAACTACTTTAATAATTGAATTTGCAACATTTATGAGTGTTTCTCCCACTTCAGTAACTTTATTAATAATTTGTGGAAGATTATTAATCACCAATCCCAAAAATACAATACCAAAAAACTCTTTAACCTTGTCAAAGAAACCCAGTGGTCCAGAAAGCAGTTTAGATTTTATTTTTTCAAGAGGTTGTTGAACAATATCTTTACCCTCTATTTTTTCCTCCTTTTTTCTCAATTTCTTCTCTTTATCCTCATTAAAAGAAAAACGAAATTCATCCTTCCTCAATTTAATCGCTTGCTTATTATAATTAACTAAGGTATTTTTTATATTCGTAGCATTGATTTTTAATTTTTGTAGTTGTACTTGTTCCATATCTTATACAAAAATTCCATACATTCTTGGTGTGAGCATCATATAGTCATTTGCTAGATTTACACTTGAAATATCTGGTTCATCAGTTGCCATACCACCATCAATTGCTGGCATTTTATAATTAGCAGTTTTTGTTGGTAATGTAATTGGAATCGTCGTTCTAGTTGCTGGTCTCGTTGGTTTTTTGAGATCAGAATGAATTATAGTGGTAGGTAAAACTAATGTTGTAATAGAGTCCTTTGATGGCGTCCTTAATCCATATCCGCCACCACCTGCTTTTTTAGACTTTTCAAGTTTTTCCTGATTGACAAAATCATCTAATTGCTTTTTAAAAGTCTCTAGATTTCTACTCAATTCATCTAAAGCATAACGCATAGTTTCATTATAAGAAATCATATTGCGGATAGCATTACTGAATGTAATCCACATTCTTCCAGCATTATTATTAATGTCCTTCAACAATGGTCTAAACATCATTGCTGCTGATGTGCGAATGACTTCCTCACCAGGAGCGAGCATTGTTCGGACACTATCAACCAATCCAGATCCTGATCCACCAACTGTTCCACCTTCAGAGAACTTTTGAGTTATATTTTGATATTGTTTTACTATACTTGTTTTAAAGTTATATGAAGGTAAATTAGGTATTGTACCTCCTTTACTTTTCTGAACACCTTTGTTAAAATCAAAATCACCAGGCGTAGTAGTGGGTGATCCGTAAAGTTGTCTTTCCAATCCAGAATAAGGATCACCTACACCACCAGTTCCTGGCACAAATAATGATTTTCCTTGCTGTGCTCCCGCTGCTTGCTTCACCCTTTCTCTAGTTACTGGTTCTATTGCCTTGGCTAAAGAAATCACTCCAGCTGCTGCTATTATTAGTGCTAGAGTTTTCAAAAAGAGAGGAGATAGTAAAATTGCTCCAACTAATTTTAGAGTTGTATATAGTTTAATAATTGTAGAAATTAACTTAATTCCAATTAAGACTCCAAAAATTTCTTTCCAATATTTCCCTACAAAACCAAGAGTCTCTGATAGTTTCTTTTGATTATTTTTATCAGACAACCAATTAAAAGCATTATTAACAACCAATCCAGTTACAATTATACCAAAAAAATCTAATAACTTCTGAAATATGCTTTTAGCGGGGGCAGTTACTTTATCAAAAAATTTACTAACTCCACTACCAAACTTATTCAAAGATTCAATAGATTGTTCTTTTCTAGTTATTTTTTCTTTCTCTGCTCTTCTTTTTTTACCGCGAATTATATCTTTCCTCTCTACAATTCTTGAAGCAAAATCTAATGCCAATTGCTTTTGAATTTCTACAAGAATTTTATTTGTTTCTACAAGAGTTTCATATACCTTATTTCCAGAAATTGTCTCTGATTCTGATGAAGTTTCAACTTGAGAAGTTAGTGTAGGAGTCTGAATTCTTGGTTTTATAAAACTAAAAGATGATTTTCTCAATCTTGGAGCAGCAACAGATTGAGCACCACGAATTATGGGAGAAGAAATATTTCTTCTACTAATCTTTGGTAGTGATGGTGCCTTATAAATCGGACTATCAAATTCCACTCTGTTGTGCCTTTAAGTTTTCTTCTTCTATGTGACTTTGAAGTAGGCTAACATAAACTTCACGTTCCCAAGGCATCATATTCTCAAGTTCAGTCAATGAATATTTATGATGCTGAATCAAGGCAAAATTTGTTTGATAGTATGACTCAAGACTCGTATGAGCCATACTTAAGTGAAAAAACTCGCAAGACCCTCCAGGACAATATCACTTTCAATTTTTGTATTTGGATTCTTAACTTTGATTGTATGGGAAAGTTTAGGCATCGTCACAAAGAAGTTTTCAATTTCCTTGAATTGTTTTGTATTCATTTGTTCTACAAACTCTTCAAGTTCTTTCTTACTACAATCAGCAGCATTCCAAGATTCTTCTTGATCATAAACCATATCAATACAAGATGTAATCATTGAAAGTGACTTGTTTACATCAGAGTCAGTCTCATTAACTTCAAAGTTATTTTCAACAAATTGTTCTAGTGATGGATACTTTAATTTCATTGAAAGTCTATCATCAATTTTCACAATATTTGAATGATTTGGATCCTTCTGTACTTTAATATCATCAATGTTAATTTCCATTTGAACTTGAGTCTCACCATCATCTGGGCAAGTCACATTGACCTCAACAGTTTCACCAACAGACTTGGCACGAACGTTCAGGAACAAATATTCAATATCAAATGTTGAAAGTTCAGAAACTTTTACTGTTTTTGTGGCAATACAATCAGAAAGAATCTGAACAATCGCATTTGAAATCTGTTTCGTATCTTCAGATTCCAGTGCCATAATAAGAATCTTTTCTTCTCTTACTAGAAATGGTCTGTATCTAATTTTCTTTCCAGTAGAGGGCAATTCCAACTCATACGTTGGTGTAGAGATCTTTGGTAAAGGCATAATGACCTATAGAAATTCAGTTGTGATTATTTAGCGATTATTTTGAATTCTTTGAAAGGTTTCTTCTAATCTTGGATCAGAAAATCCTGGCCCAGAATTTGGATTAAGAGCCCTATCAGATGCTTGTGATAATGGACTATTTGGATCCGCAAAGGATCCATCTAAAGGTTTGGATTTTGGTGCGAATGATGTTTCTAATCCATATAAGTAACGATCATAGTTCATCGTCACGGTAATTTTCATTAAATCTGTAGGTCCATAAGTTACAGGAATACTTGTCACTGACTTTGGAAAAGCATTAATAAACTGATAATTAATACTGGACTTTCCACCCAGTAAATAATCTCTTTCAAACTTTTTAATATAAAATTGTGAGTTTTTATAATACTTTGGATAGTTAAATCTTCTGAATGAATTATTATCGGCAGTTTGAGCTGGTCCACCCCCAGAAACAAAATTCATCCAAAATTCAAAAAACTTTAAAACTTGATAGTCGTGGTCAATATAAAAAGTGAAATCAATATCAGTGTAAATTCTAGTATGTGCGAATTCTTGAGTGACTCCCATAAAATTATCTTTGACTTCTGCTGTCGCATAAGTTGATGATGGAAGAGAAGCATCGCTACACATCAATCCTAAAGTAGTTCCAAAAGAACCAAAATCAACTCTTTCTTGATCTAATAATTGTTTTGTAAAAGTTCCTTGCCACCCATTACCAATAAAAACTTGATATAAGTTAGTCGTTGCCATATTGCCAAAATATGCTTTGGCATTACGCATTGTAATGTCAGTAATTGATGGGACTGGCATCTAAATACCTTGTGCGAACCTTACATTATAAAGTATTTAGATGTCGTATAAGGGAAAATACCAACCATCATTCCCCAAAAAATATAAGGGAGATCCGACAAATATCATATACAGATCATTGTGGGAAAGGAAGTTTATGGTCTATTGTGATCTCAATGAGAAAGTGTTGGAATGGGGATCGGAAGAAATGTTTGTGTGGTACAGATCACCAATAGACAGTAAACCTCATAGATATTTCCCAGATTTTTATATCAAAGTTCAAGAATCTAGTGGTCAAATTAAAAAGTATTT